TTTATGTTTGGAGATAATTAAATAATGGCTGGATTAAGTGCATCAGGATTAAAAACACAAATAAGAAGTTATACTGAAACAGACTCTAATGTTTTATCAGATTCTGTTTTAGAGAACATAATCTTAAATGCACAGTATAGAATATTTAGAGATGTACCGATTGATGCGGACAGGAAACAACAAGTTGGTAATCTTGTTGCTGGACAGGAAACTATTAATGCTCCAGCAGGATGTGTATTTGTTAGAGGTATACAGGTTTATGATACAAACGGATCAGCTATTACGGGAGCTAACAGATGGCTAGAAAAGAAAGATGTAACATATCTTCAAGAATATCAAGACATCACTGGCACTGCAGCGGCACAAGGTCAACCTAAATATTATGCCATGTTTGGTGGTGCTACAGGAGAATCTGACACTACATCTGGTAGAATATTTTTTGCTCCAACGCCAAATACGACGTATAGATTTAGAATACATTTTAATGCAATGCCTGCATTATTAGAGGATAATGATACCAATTATATCAGTCTTAATTTTCCAAATGGATTGTTATATTGCTGTCTATCAGAAGCTTATGGCTTTTTAAAAGGCCCGATAGACATGTTGACTTTATATGAAAATAAATATAAACAAGAGGTACAGAAGTTTGCTAACGAGCAAGTTGGTAGAAGACGAAGAGATGACTACACTGATGGCGCTGTTCGTATACCAGTAAACTCAGCAAACCCGTAGGAGAATAAATTATGGCAATAACATCAGCAATATGTTCAAGTTTCAAACAAGAACTTTTACAAGGTAAACACAATTTTGCTTCCTCTGGAGGACATACTTTTAAATTAGCTTTATTTACAAGTTCAGCATCTTTAGGTGCATCTACTACTGACTACTCGACATCAAACGAAATTACAAATACATCAGGAACTGCTTATACGGCAGGTGGTGAAACTCTTACAAGAACAGGGGTTGGTTTAACAGGAACAACTGCTTTTACAGATTTTGGGGACGTAACATATAGTTCAGCTTCTTTCACTGCAAACGGTGCAATGATATATAACACCACAACAGCTGGTGGATCAGGAACAACTGATGCAGTTGCTATCATAGCTTTTGGTGGTGACAAGACAGCAAGTAATGGAACTTTTAAAATAGAGTTTCCTACAAACGACGCTACAGCAGCAATAATCAGATTAGCATAGGAGGCCGACCATGTCGGTAACTTCAGGATGGGGCCGGTTAACCTGGGATCAATCTCAATGGGGTGGTTCTACAACTTTAAACGTTGGTTGGGGAGCACAATCCTGGAATGATGGTAAATGGGGCGAGCTTGGTGATGTAGAGTTAACACTAACAGGATTTGAGATTGAAACAAATCTAGGTCCACAAGGCTGGGGTAATAATGCATATGGCCGTGGTGCGTGGGGCGAGTTTGCTTTAACTGTAGGACTTGGTTCAGACGTATCAGTCAGTGGTCTTTCTTCTTCATCATCTATTGGATCGGTAACAGTTGAGGCTTCTGCGGTTGTAGAACCAACAGGAATTTCTTCTACGTTTAGTGTTGGATCATTAACAGTTGAGGCAGATGCAAATGTTTCTTTGACAGGAATAGCTGGATCATTTTCTTTGGGATCAGTTACAGTTAATGATGTAACTTTAGGTTTGACTGGTCTTGAGATTACTTCAAGTCAAGGATCTGTAACTATACCAAACGCAACAGCTATAGTTTCTGGCTTGTCCATGACTTTAAGTCAAGGGACAGCGCAAGGTATATCTGATAACCAAGTTGATGTAACAGGATTCTCTATAACATCTTCTTTAGGAACAGCTATCGCACCAAATAATGCTGCGGTGCTTTCTGGTCTAGAAGCAACATTTAGTCAAGGATCTATCATAGGTTTAGGTGGCGCCTTAATTCAACCTAGTGGTCTAAGTATAACAAGTAGTGTAGGTGCTATAGACCCTAATGATATGACTTTAGGATTAACAGGTCAATCATTTAGTGCTAGTGTCGGATCTGTATCTATAACTGATATTCAAGTAGGATTAACAGGTTTATCAGCAACGTTTAATATAGGAGCTGTAGATATCTTTGCTTATGGCGATGTTGACACTGGTTCAAATACATCATATAGTAATGTTTCGACAGGTTCGAATGATACATATTCGGATGTTGCAACTGGATCAAATACAAGTTATAGTGACGCTGCATAGGAGAAAAAATTTATGGCATCAACATACTCACCATTAGGTGTAGAATACCAAGCAACCGGTGAAAACGCCGGTACATGGGGTACAAAAACTAATACAAATTTAGAAATCGTTGAACAGATAGCTGGTGGATTTACAACTCAAGCTGTCTCTGATTCAGGAGATACAACACTATCAGTTTCAGATGGATCTACTGGTGCAACTCTTGCACACAGAACGATAGAGTTTACAGGATCCCTTACAGCATCACGAAATGTTACGATACCTAATGATGTTCAAAATTTTTACATATTAAAAAATTCAACTTCAGGATCACAAAACGTAGTATTTAAATATGCCAGTGGCACAGGAACAAGCGCAACAGTCCCTAATGGAAAAGTTGTTTTAGCGCTAGCTCAAGGTGAAGCGTCTAATCCAAACATAACACTTCAAGCATTTGGTGGAGATGTTGTTGATGATACATCACCACAATTAGGTGGTAATTTAGATACCAACTCTTTCATGATAGATTTTGATGACGCTCACGGTATTAGAGATGAAAATGGAAATGAACAATTAATTTTTGAAACTACAGGATCTGCAGTAAATCATGTAGATGTAACTAACGCTGCAACAGGAAGTGGACCACAAATAGGTGCAGTTGGTGGTGATACGAATATTAATTTAAGATTAAGACCAAAAGCGACTGGTCTCATTGAAGTTATGGGTGCAACAAATCCAGGCTCGATTCAGCTTAATTGTGAATCTAACTCCCACGGGATTAAGCTTACATCACCCCCTCACTCAGTCTCTCAATCGTATGAAATCAAATTCCCTGAGGGAAACATAACTGCAGGGACATTTTTAAAAGTAAACAGTATAACGGGGTCAGGAACAACAGCGGTTGGTCAATTAACGTTTGATTCCTCACCAATAAACACGGGAAAAGCTATTGCAATGGCTTTCATTTTCGGTTAAAAGAAAAAAGGAGAATAAAATATGGCAGCACCAAATCTAGTAAACGTAGCAACGATAACAGCGAAGTCTAAACAAGCAGCTTTGGATACAACGCTCACAACTGAGATTCTTGCAAACGCGTCATCCTCTGGAAAAGTTTTTAAAGTTAATAGTATAATAATTGCAAACATTGATGGTACATCCGCAGTAGACGTTTCAGTTTTTATAACTAAAAGCGGTGGATCACCTATAGCGATAGCTAGCACAGTTTCTGTGCCAGCGGACGCAACTCTAGTTGTTATTGATAAGAACACTAATTTGTATCTTGAAGAAGGCGATAACATTGAAGCCGGAGCGAGTGCAAACTCAGATGCGACTATCACAATCAACTACGAGGAACTAAGTTAAGGAGGGTCGTAGAATATGGCTCACTTTGCTGAAGTTAGAACAGACACACACGAAGTTTTAAGAGTAATCGTCATTAAAAATAAAGACGTTGATGCTAATGGTGGTGATTATTCTCAAGGCGCTGAAGATTGGGTTACAAATTTAATGTCTGCACCTGATGCTCAAAGCGAAAGCATAAAAGAAATTTATGGAGGGAGTTATCCTTCAACAACATACTGGAAACAATGTTCTTATAATAAAAATAAAAGAGGATGTTATCCAGGTATAGGATGCACTTTTAATGCTGCCGAAGATAGATTTGAAGGGCCAAAGTATTTTGATTCATGGACTTTAAATACTGAAACATGTCAATATGAGGCACCTATTCCAAAACCTAGTCCCATACATGGAAATATTTATGTGGATACAGCTTGGGATGAAGCTAATCAGAGATGGAATGGAAATGCTAACGACGTGGATTATATTTGGAATACAGAAACTAACACTTGGGAGGAAGCATAATGGCTAACGGTGGATTTATAGGAGTTGATAGAACTCCCTTTGCAGGAACTTTAATATCAGATTTTACAGGATCAGGAACATTCAATAGATCGGCAACAACTGGAACAGTTTTAGTTGTAGCTGGTGGAGCACAAGGTGGATCTAACATCGCTGGAGGAGGCGGAGGTGGAGGCCTTATTTTAACACCTTCATCTTATCCTTTACCTGCAACGGCTACTACAATTACTGTTGGTGGTGGCGGCGGACCATCTACTCCTCACCCTGTTCAACCACCAGGAGATGCTGACCAAGGTGGTAACGGAATAGACTCATCTTTTGGAACTGCATTAGTCGCAAAAGGCGGTGGTGGCGGTGGAACTTATTTTAACACAGGACACCAAGAAGGAGCACCTGGTGGATCAGGTGGCGGTGGAAGAAAAAACGGTGGACCTCCAGGTCCAGGTATTCAACCAAATCAACCTGGAGATTCTGGAACATATGGTTTTGGTAATCCTGGAGCAGGCGGAACAACCCCTAGCACTACTGGATATGGTGGTGGCGGTGGTGGAGCTGGCGGCGCAGCGTCAGGCACGACTGGAGGAGCAGGAAAAGCTGTAGCTGCATTTCCTAGTGATTTTGGAGATTCTGGATCTTACTCTGGAGGGGGATCTGGTGGTGGAAACCCACCACAAGGCGGACCACCAGCAGGAAGTGCTGGCGACCCAAGAGGTGGAGCTTCAGCAGGAAATCAATCTTATCTTGATGGTCAAGCTAACACTGGAGGTGGTGGAAAAGGACAAGCCCCTGGCACTCCTGGAGGATCACCTACTGGAGAGGGTCAAGGTGGATCTGGTATAGTATTAGTTAAAGAACTTAATGTATTGCAAAACACTTCAGGTGTTTGGAGACTACAAAATATCTATGCATACATAAAAGAAGGAAATTGGTCTAGCTAATATATTGCTATTTTCTACAAATTATTTATAGTACCAATAATTTTTTTAATAGAAAGTTATGAATTTAAAATTTTTTTATTGGTTCTTTGATTCACAAATTAGTTCTGATTTTTGTAAAAAAGTAATCGAACATGGACAAAGCAAAAAAACTTTTTTAGGTAGAACTGGTGATTTTAGTGGAAAAGAAAAATTAAATGAAAAAGAAAAAGAATTACAGAAACAAACTAGAAATTCAAACGTAAGTTTTTTCAGTGATAGCTGGGTGTATGATGTAATATTACCTTTAATGGCAAAAGCTAATATTAATACTAAATGGAATTTTCAAATTGATTATACAGAACCCATGCAGTTTACTGAATATAATTTAAATCAATTTTATAATTGGCACATTGATTGTTGGGATGAACCTTACAATATTCCAGAAAATAAACACAAACATGGTAAAATAAGAAAACTATCAGCTATTCTTTCTTTAAATAATGCCTCAGAATATGAAGGAGGTGGTTTAGAATTTTATAATGGAAACCCTAGTTTAAAGGGTTCAGAGAGAATAATTGATTGTAAAGAAATTAAAAAAGCAGGAAGTTTGATTGTTTTTCCAAGTCATTTATATCATAGAGTAAAACCGATTACCAAAGGTAAAAGGTATAGTCTAGTAATCTGGTCTTGTGGAAAACCTTTTGTATGATGCATGAAGAAAATTTTATAGGGATATTTAAAAATTCTTTTTCTAAAGAGTTTTGTGAAAAATATATAAATGTATTTGAAACTTACAAAAAATCAGGTTTAACATTTAGAAGAAATAAAACAGAGATAACTGATGAAAGTATTAGCATACCAGGGTCTGTATTAGATAATTTAGAATCCATAAATTTACCTTTGTATTTTATGAAAGAGTTTAGTGAAATATTTTTTCCTCTTTATGATCAGTACGCATCTAAATTTTCTATATTAAATAGAGTATCTAAACACGCTATATATGATTTTAAATTACAGAAAACTTGTCCAGGAGAAGGATATCATGTATGGCACACGGAACATGAATCAAAAGTTACAAGAGATAGACTTTTAGTTTTTACAGTTTATTTAAATGATATAGAGGAAGGTGGAGAAACTGAGTTTTTATATATTAAGAAAAGATATAAACCAACTCAAGGAACTTGTTTGATTTGGCCTAGTGGTTTCACTCACACACATAGAGGTAACTCCCCTCTAACAAAAGACAAATATATTATTACTGGATGGTTAGAGTATGGAGTATAATTATTCTAATTATGAAATAGAAAATGCCGTAAAAGATTATTTATGGTTGTTTAAATACCCAGGTATAAATAATAAAAAATTACTACTAACTTGTTATGAAGTAGAGAAAGAATTAAAAGAAAAATTTCCTGCTATTGAAGAAAATAAATATGGTTGTTTTTCGAGTTATTATCATACAGAATATAATTTATTTAGTTTTCCATGCCCACAATTACAAAAATTATATACCACTCTTTCATTCAGTATTAACAGAGTGGTAAATCTAGAAGAACAATACTATGTAAGATGTTGGGTTAATCTATTTGCAAAAGAAAAAAATATAGGTTGGCACAGTCATTGGGAACCTGAATTTAAAACATACCATGGTTTTTATTGTGTTCATACAGAAGGTAAACATGATTCATATACAGATTACAAACTACCTAATAAAGAAAATGTATTAAGAATTACAAGTAAAAATGGTTTATGTGTTTTTGGAAAATCAGATGGAGATGAACACAGAAGTTCGCCATGGTTAAATGAAGATCATAGAGTAACTATAGCATTTGATATTATACCTGTTGGTGTGTTAAGAAGATATCATGAGTTCACTCATAAATTTATGCATAACTATATACCTTTATACAAAACATGAATTTTGAAAAAGATAGATATATAATTATAAAAGAGGCTATTCCTGAAATACTTTCAAGGTTTATTACTGATTATTTTTTATTAAAAAGAGAAGTATCACATACATTTTTTAGACATGGAGTTACAGACAATACAACTAGCGAATGGGGACGATGGGGTGATGAACAAGTTCCAGGAACATATGCTCATTATTCAGACGTCGCTATGGAAACACTATTAGCTTGGATGCATCCAGTTATGAAAAAACATACTGGTTTAGATTTGTCGCCTATGTATTCATATGCTCGTATTTACAGAAAAGGAGATAAACTTGATAGACATAAAGATAGACCTAGTTGTGCTATATCAACAACCATGGCTTTAGGTTTTGATAAACCTTATCCTATTTATTTAGACCCAACAGGTGGGGTGAATAATAAAGGAATTAAAGTTGATTTAAATCCAGGAGATATGTTGATTTATCGTGGTTGCGATTTAGAACATTGGAGAAAACCTTTTGAAGGAGATGATTGTGTTCAAGTTTTTTTACATTATAATGAACAGGGAACTTTTAAACCAGAAGATAAATTTGATGGTAGATCTCATATAGGTTTACCAGACTGGTTTAGGAAAGAAAATGCAGAACTTATAAAAACAAGGGTAATTAGAAAAATATGAGTTGGCAATTTTTTTATTGGGGTCCACTACTATTTCACACAAGAATATTACCAGGTCATTTAAAAAAACTTAAACGTATTTGTCGTAAAGATCCAAAACTAGATCATAGAAAATCTTTAGCAGGTATTATAGAACACGAGTACACAATAGAGTTAAGAGATTATTTAGAAATAATGGTTCCTTATTTAAGTGATTTTAATCAAGCAGCTAAGGAGTGGTATAGTTTTAAAAAAGGTGCGGACATTGTTGTAACTTCTGCTTGGGTTAATTATATGAAAGCAGGGGAGTTTAATCCACCACACATACATACTGGATGTGATTTTTCTAGTGTGTTGTTTTTAGATATTCCTGAAGAGTTAAAAAAAGAAAATAAAACATACGTTGGAACTGCATCAGGACCAGGTTGTATACAATTTTTGTCAGGAGAACCATCAAAATATAGCATACATCAAAAAACATTTTTCCCTAACGAAGGAGATTTTTTTATGTTTCCTGGATCACTTAGACATTTAGTTTATCCTTTTAAATCTGACATAGAGCGTATTTCAGTAGCAGCTAATTATACAGTAAAAGCAGAACCAGAACCAGCACCAGCACCAAAATGAAAACAATAAATAATTTTTTGTTACCAACAGTTTTTGAAAATATTTTTAAAGATATTACCTCTCCTAATTTTGCTTGGTTCTACCAAGCTTCTCAAACTAAAAATAAAGAACAAAAAGATGATCCTTACTTTTCTCATTTGTTTTATTCAGACAATCAACCTAGATCTGGATATTATGATAACATTATGGAGCCTTTATTATTTTCATTAGATAATGTTAAATCTTTAATGTTTGCGAGAGCAAACTTGTATGTAAAAAAACATGAACCTTATATGTCTTGTTATCATACAGATGACGCTGACGGAGAAAATAAATATAATCATAAGACAGCCATATTCTATATCAACACTAATAATGGTTACACCGAGTTTGAACGAGGTGAAAAAATAGAGTCTGTTCAAAATAAAATAGTTATATTTGATGCTTCTTTAAAACATAGAGCAGTCAGTCAAACTAATCAAGATAGGCGTATTTTGATTAATATTAACTACATAGAGAAATAGACAATATTTACAGCGCATAAATAGTCTGTTATACAAAGGTCATGTTACAAAAAATAGGATTTCAGCCAGGTATTAATAAACAAATCACACCCACAGGAGCAGAGGGTCAATGGGTAGATTGTGATAATGTTAGGTTTAGATACGGTATACCAGAAAAAATAGGTGGTTGGAAACAATTAGGCACTCAAAATGAGAATGAATTGACAGGGGCTGGTAGAGGGCTTCATCACTTCGTTAACAGTTTAGGTAGAAAATATGCCATCATTGGAACTAATAGAATATTATATGCTTTTTCCGGTGGTGTATTTTATGACATACATCCTATCAAATCTACAACGACACTTACAAGTGCGTTTACTACGACCAATGGATCCTCAACAGTTACGATAACTTTTAGCACATCTCATGGAATCAATCCGCAAGACATAATATTATTAGATAATTTTTCTACAATAACAAATTCAAATTTTGGTGCTTCTGATTTTAACGATAAAAAATTTATGGTCACGACTGTGCCTACAGCCACAACTATAACTATCACAATGCCATCAAACGAATCTGGATCTGGTGCAACGACATCAGGTGGTATTAGAGTCCAACACTATTTCCCTGTTGGGCCAGCGGTACAAGCAAAAGGTTTTGGATGGGGACTAGGATCATGGGGTGGAGAAGACACAGCAGCTGTAACCACAACTCTAGCTGCTGGTATAGATGCTAGTGTTACAACTCTTACATTAACCGATGCATCTCAATTTCCAAGCTCTGGAACTAATTTTGTATTAATAGGAACAGAGGAAATTTCTTATACAGGAGTGTCGGGAAATACACTTACTGGTTTAACAAGAGGTGTTAGAAACACAACAGCGGCTAGTCACAACGGTGGAGACACTGTAACGGATACAAGTAATTTCGTGGCATGGGGTGAGGCAGCATCAGGAGATTTAGTTATAGAACCTGGTATGTGGTCACTGGATAATTTTGGAGATAAGGCAATATGTTTAATTCACAATGGAAGTGTTTTTTCTTGGGACTCATCTTTATCAAATGCTACAACAACAAGAGCGGCAATCATATCTGGTGCACCAACTGCATCAAGACACATGTTGGTATCAACACCAGATAGACACTTGGTTTTCTTTGGAACAGAAACAACAATCGGAGATACATCTACACAGGATGAAATGTTTATTAGATTCTCTGATCAAGAGGATATAAATACATATACACCAACAGCAACCAATACAGCCGGTACACAGAGACTGGCCGACGGATCACGGATCATAGGAGCCATAAGAGGTAGAGATGCAATATATGTCTGGACTGATACAGCGTTGTTCACACAACGTTTTGTTGGACAACCATTTACATTTGCATTCGCACAAGTTGGAACTAACTGCGGACTCGCAGGACAGAACGCATGTGTAGAAGTAGATGGTGCTGCGTATTGGATGTCAGAGAATGGTTTTTTTAGATATGCTGGTAAACTAGAATCTTTACCGTGTTTGGTAGAAGATTTTGTTTATGATAATATAAACTTAGAATCTGGTAATCAGATGGTATCAGCAGGATTAAATAATCTATTTGGTGAGGTTATGTGGTTCTATCCAACAACAGGATCATCTGTTGTAAATAGAATGGTTGCATATAATTATTTTGATTCATCACCACAAAGACCTGTCTGGACGGTTGGTAGTTTGGCAAGAACTATGTGGAGAGACTCTGCAGTATTTGGTAGCCCACATGCCTTAGAATATGATGCAGCCACAGACACATCTTTTGATGTCGTGGGTAACACTGAAGGTAGAACAGCATACTATGAACATGAGATAGGCACTGATCAAAATAAAAATGGAACAATCACAGCCGTAACTGCAAACATATCTTCTGGAGATTTTGATATAAGTCAGAGAAGAAGTGCATTAGGACAATCAACAGGTGGAGCTGATCTTAGAGGAGATGGTGAATTTATAATGAAGATAAGAAGATTTATACCCGACTTTATATCTCAAACAGGAACAACTAGAGTAACTTTAGAATTAAGAGATTTTCCTAATGATACTCAAGCTAGCTCTTCATTGGGTCCATTTGACATCACTTCAAGCACAAAGAAAGTTGATACCAGAGCAAGAGCTAGGGCAGTAGCTTTAAAAGTAGAAAACACAAGTACAAGTCAGGACTGGAGATTAGGAACTTTTAGATTAGATATACAACCAGACGGAAGAAGATAATGGCAAAAATAGTGCAGGTTATAACCAGACCATCAAGAGAATACGATGTGCAGACGGCTGAGGCTCAGGTAAGAGATCTTGATGCGATTGTAGAAAAATTAAACTCAACATATCAAGAGGATTTAAAAGAGGAGATAGAAGCGTTTAACTTCTTTATTAATTAATGGCTAATCAATTTAAATTTGTAGGAACAGACAATAGTACATCAGGAAGTGCTATAAATCCTTTTGGAACTGGTAACCCTTTAGTAAGTGAAACATATGTAGTTAAATCTATATTAGTCACGTCAGAGGGCACACCCACAGTAACAGTAACAAATAATAGCATCACAGCTATAAAATCAGCAGCTTTAACTGCTAACACTACAACAGAATTACTTACTCAACCTTTGGTGGTTGAGGGTGGTAATACCCTAACCGTTCAATCAAGCAATACAAGTTCATTTGATGTGGCGATTAGTTATTTAAACATTAAGAAGGAGATAACAACATAATGAAAGACATACCAGTCATAGAACCAAAAGAAGTAATAACAACAATAACAAATATGAAGACAGGCGAAAAATATAGGGATGATGCTGATTGGAAAGCAAAAGGTATACCAGAATCAGAGATAAGAAAAGATGTCAGGGTGATCATGCCAAGCCTTGATTTATTTGGAGAAACAAAATAGGATAGATAAATGGCCATAACAAACGCACA